ACTCTCCCATACACGATATGAATCAAATCCATTGCCTTGGGGACAGAAAGAAAAATAGTGACTTTTGAGAAGGCGGCAAAATTCTTCACCCTCAAGATAAGGTGCTATAAAACGGTGAAACTCAGGGTGTTCGAGAATAAACTCTTGAAATGCTATACGTTCAATACTATTGATTGTAACAAAACTTATACAAAATATATGCTGTCTTTCAATAGAGACTTCAGTAAATAGATTTACACCAATAGGAAGAGGTAAAACTGCGGGATGGTCATCAATCCAGTTTTGAATCCAAAACTGAGCATTTGGATAAAAAGCAGCCACCGCCTCAATATGTCCTGTATGAAATGTATAGTCACTGCCTGAAAAAATAAATAGTTTAATTGGAAAATCTTTAGCTGCTAGCGCAATAAGAATATCTGTCCACTCATCAAAGTTATTTGGGTGTATATATACAATAGTAGCATTTTGTAAAAGCATAAGTGTTCTTGCTGGATCAATCCCTAGAATACATTTATTTTCAGGATCTGCTTCAACATTTTGAGTGCTTTCTCCTAACAGAAATACGTCTATATAAGGAAGAAAATGCTTTGCTCTAAATGGTTCCATTTAACTAAAACACCGCTTAGAGCTTTACGCCGAAATGTATCTAAATGCCGCAACCTGCTTGGCTTGTAGCTGGGCCACCTGGTTCAGGTAAATCTATGTTTATTAAAGCTGAAGCACAACGACGTGGATTTCGTCTACTTCATTGGAATGCGCGTCTTGATCGAAGCTTACGTGATGGTCGCGATAGGTTACACGTTCAGGTCCGTTCAAGAGAAGCATCTATATTATGGATTGAAGGAGTAGAAGATTTGACACAAGAAGCACAAGCATTTCTACGCCGCATTCTTGAGACAGCAACGCCACAAGTTCTATGTATTTTAGAATCAACGGAACCGTGGAGAATCGCAGCGCCTGTTCTATCTCGATGTATTTTTAAGGAAGTTCAGAAAGTGGTTCAAGAACCAAGAAGAGACCAAGCAAGTCCTGGATTAGATGATATTTGTAGACTCTATGAACAAGGAGATGATCCTGTAGCACTCTTAAAACAGTGTCTAGAAAACAATTCTGTTTCAAGGGATATTGTATTAGAAGCATATAGGCGTTGGGGTAACGGTATATCACCTTGGTTATTATTAGCATGGGTATCTTCAGAAAAAACTATATCATGTTAGTGAACTGCTCTTTTAAGAAACTGCTTTCAGGACAATATTCATAAAAAGAGTTTCGATCCTTTTCATCAAGATCTTTTGTTTTATGCGCAGCAAAGCTTTTTTCATAAAACTGTTTTTGAGTACAAAACTCCCCAATCACCTTTGCCGATTCAGGTTTAATACCTTTTGTATCAACACATTCACTATAGAATACATCTTCAGGATATTCATCTATAACATCAGGACGATCCTTAATACATTTCAGCATAAAAGTCTTTTTACGAAAACTTAATCCGCCTACACCATAAAACTTTTTAGGGGTATTTTCAGTTGTACCTGGAAATAAATGCCATGGAGTATCATTCTCACCAACGGATGTTTTATTATGATTACATCCAATATAATCATACTTTATAAACTGATCAAGATTTTTCCCAGAGTTTCCACAAATAGCAGTATCAGTTTGAAAGACTAATATATTTTCTGCATGAACTTTATCCCAAAATGTTTGTTGTTTAAAAAGTTTATTGTATTCATTCGCTGTTAGATTATCAGAATCTAGAGCAAATAAAAAGACTCTACGATTTTTTTTGACTGAAGTAGTTGCCTTTTCCGCATATTCTTTAGCTTTAGCTCCATGAAATACGTATAAATCCCAATCGGGAGAAATATTTTTATCAAACATCTCAATCACACGTTGTAGATCCTTATGTTCTCTAGGCTCGACAATAAGAAGTGCTTTATCTGAATAATCTAAAAAGCCTTCTTTTTGGTCTTGTTTTTGCGCTGCCATTATAAAACAGACACCTAGGATTATTAGGCATAGAAGAATAAGACTATACATCCCTTAGTCTACCTACTTTAGAGTCTAAAATATGCGTTTCAAATGGTTCTATCAGAAATTCTATTAAGTTAGGAACTATGAATAGCGGCTCGGATTCAATAAATGTATATGCTGATGCAAAGTCTGAATACACACGTCAGCTATGTCAGATTCTTGGACCCTGTATTCAAATCTTCTTTCTAGACTTGATCAAGGTTGCCAAGGAAAAAGATCAGGACCCGAAACGTCTTCTTTGGAACTTCCAATCACTCCTTCAAGAGATTCCGGATTGGAACCAGGATAAGGTCGTCCGTGAAACGGACACAATCACAAAAAACTCAAACTGTGATTATCTTGAAGATCTTTTAACCGCTGTATTTATCGCGCATACGAAGGTTCTCTCTGCCATTCGTATCACAACAAAACAAAAGAAGTTACAAATCACTATTCCTAAGCTGGATCATTTTCTACACAGAACTCTCAGAGAAACAGGTCGTCTTCTATGGGGCAATGCTTTCTTATTTGCGGAACAAGGTCCCAGTATTGAACGTCAGAAGAATATGAGACAGATTGAAACGCTCATTCAGGAAGGTATACAGCAATCGATTCGTAGTCTTCTACCGGTTAAGTCAATCCTTCGGGAGTATCTTAATGACGAAGGTGAAGATGAAGAAACAGAAAAGAAGGAAGATGAGGATCTGGCTGATACGACAGAAGAACCACTTGTTGTAGCGGCAGCTGTAGCTGTACCTGTGGCAGAAGCAGAACCTGTGCCTGTGCCAGCGCCTACACCTGTGCCTGCGCCTACACCTGTGCCTACACCTGTGCCTACGCTTGCGCCTACACCTGCGCCCGTGCCAGCGCCTGTTGAAGAACCTGTCCAACCGTCACAAAAGGGAGGTGTTGTCGTTACAAAAGAGGAAGCACCTGTTACGGAACCCGCAGCTACAGTCGCACCCACCTTTTTTGTAGACACCGAGCATTCAGTTGGATTCACAAACATGGATCAGATTTTTAGCTCTGAGCACCCTGATGAAAATGAAATTTCGGCTTCACCTCGTGACGAGCAAGAAGAAATAGAGCGCATAGAGACACTCGATTTACCTCCGGAACCAATGGACAATTTTGAAGATATTGATGGGCCGTCAAATACAATTGACTTTGAGGAACTAAACTAAACCCGCGCACAAAATGCGCTTCTTTTTTCCAAAAGAAGGACAGTAATGTTTGAGAATACGTCCCTTTATATATCAGTTCTACTTGGTGGTTTACTCATATCAGCACTTGGAACTGCGCAAACAATCTATCTACAGAAGGAAGAATTTCAGATGAAGGCTGCGATTCGTGATTTCTTTATTGGTGCGATTATGGTCACATTCCTTTATCAACTTATACCCGATTCCGTAACAAATATTGGATCATTTCTTACGGAAATTAAAATGCCGAGTTTTCCGATGACAGGCGGTGAAGTAAAGCCTCAGGTAAATCCTGATTTTGATTTACAGGTTGGTGTTCCACGATTCTAAAAGAATAAACTATACACCTTTTCATTCTTTGGAATGGCTGCGCGTCCCATAATAAAGTCAGAAAACGGCTTCGCACGAACTTGATCACGCGGTCGTGCCCCTTCACACTCTGCAGCGATAACTGTATAGAGATCAAAACTTGGATATTTTTCATCACCATCGGGCGTAATCAATACATTTTCACCCGATCGTGTAAGCATCCACTTCCACAGAATATTATACAATTCTGACTTTGTTTCTAAGACTTCTAGACCTTCTTCCTTTGATAGGACATCTCCATCTGTTTTTAGCTTCGGTTCCTCAGGAAACAGATTTTCAAATAAACTTACAGCGAGCCGTGTTAAATCAAAAGAAGGATTCGGCGTCACTACAGGTCCACGAGCACTTTGTAGAGGGCCAAAGTTATACTGTGTAGCAGCATCATTTCCAGATCTAAAATCATCACTATAGACAACACGATCACCTATACGAAGGATAGCGCGACCAAAATCAATAATACGAAAGATCTTTCCATACGTCGGCACTTTCCAGCGAGTGCCATCACGTGTAGAGTAATATATATATTTCTTTTCTGTCTTTGCCCAGACAATATTATTTGTATGAAGATCATTGTGTGTGAGAGATAATGTCGCTTGTGCTACACAAAGTCCAGCAATCACTTGAAAAATCCATGCGGACCAAATGGTATCCCATGCGCTTGTTCCAGATTCGGCACCAACTAGATCTGGATTTTCCAGAAGTTCATCCATGACACCGTCATTTTTTTCAAGGAACATCATCATTACAGGAATATTTTGAAGTTCAATATAAAACTTCGGCTCAAGCTCATATGTACTATCCTCAGACTCATCTTCAGATACTTCTTCAGAACTCTGTGATTTGAAACTTAAATCATCCGCAGTGCGAATACTACCTTCTTTTTCATCCATAGCTTCTACAGCAAGTGATTCATCTGATGAGTTACTTTCAGAATCATCTGTTGAATCTGAGCTTGAATCTGAGGTAGTATCATTAATAAAGGATGGACGACGAGTCCATTCTTCTTTTTCTGAAGGGGTATCATCGGATTCAATCACAAGACGAAATGCGTTTCTATCGCGCGCTTTCCAAAACCAACGTGTATTTTTATAACTGTCAAACTCATCAGTTATATTAAAACGATAGTTTTCCGCAATAGCACTGAATGATCCATATGAATACGGAAAATGAGGAGATACATCCATTTCACGAAGCTTTGAAACACAGTAATATGTGACTGCCTCTACATACGCCTGATTCATTGGATCATTTAGTTTAGCTTGCGCACGTTTCCATGACTTACGATGTGCCGCAAGAGGTGAAAGTTCATAGCGATTCTTAACCCATCGAATCGGATCCAGAATATGAGTGATTTTACAGAATGCTGATTGAACTTTTCCATTTGTCAGTTCTATCTCACATTCACCTCGGCTTGTCTTGCTTTTTTGTGCCTTCCAACAAAACTCTTGATCTAGCCAATAGTTTCCTTGACCACATCCAAGGTTCTGTAGACCAGGATGATAGAGTTTAATCTCCCGGTATCCATTAATCTCTATAGTTTCTTCAGTATTGCGGATTTTTATTGGTGGAATAGCAATACTTTGAAATGCCGAATCCCACGCCATTTACTCTTCTCGGGGTTAAGGATTCGCGTATTGACACTAAACGCGTTTTAGGCGCGTATGGTATAGAATGGCTGCCGCAAGCGCTATGAATGTTTCATTACGCAAGTTTGACATGAAAAAGATTCCTCAGGACGCAGTCGCAGTTTTCATTGGACGCCGTCGTACGGGTAAGAGTACACTTGTTCGTGACCTGCTTTTCCATCACCAGGACATGCCGCTTGGCACTGTTATCAGTGGAACAGAAGAATCTAATAGTTTCTACGGGAAAATGATTCCTCCGCTTTTTATCCATGGTGAGTTCGCACCGATTATTCTAGCAAATTTCTGTAAACGTCAGAAGCTTATTATGAGCAAAATCATGGGTGAAAAGGCTCAGTTTGGTGAAAACTTCAAGTCTCGTTACGACCCAAGATCTTTTATGATTCTGGATGACTGTATGTATGACGATAGCTGGACACATGACAAGAATATTAGGTATCTTTTCATGAATGGTCGTTGGCTCAAGGTGTTCTTCTTGATTACTATGCAGTATCCTCTCGGTATTCAACCAGCTCTCCGAACAAACGTTGACTATGTATTTATCCTTCGTGAACCTTACATGACAAATCGCAAGCGCATTTTTGATAACTATGGATCCGCTTTTCCTTCCTTTGAGTTTTTCTGCCAGGTTATGGATCAATGCACGACAAACTACGAATGTCTAGTCATTGATAATACATCACAGAGCAATAAACTCGAAGATTGTATTTTCTGGTATAAGGCTGAGATGCATGGAGATTTCCGCATCGGTGCTCCCGAGTTTTGGCAACACAGCGAAGCACACTACCGGCACAAAGATGAAGAGGATGTGAATCAATACGACCCGAATGCTGCTAGACGCTTGAAAGGTCCGCCTATAAACATTCGGAAGAGCAACTAGATAGGGAATGAACGCTGACCTAATAGCCGCTCTTTGTATTCTTTTTATGGCATGTGTTTTAACGGTATGGTATGGCATGACGAAAACAAGCGAGGGATTTGCGAATGGAGGCGAAGGTTCCATGTGCGGAGTAGACATGCCATCATGTGCGCATCCTCTTCGGTGTATGAATGGTTACTGTACTTCACAAAATGCTCCTTCATTACCTCCTGTTTCAGAACTGAATGTGGAACCATCTGATCCGAAAGATGTTGGAAGCTTTCTCCATACTGAGTAGATGGCCAAATCTACATATGGACTCGGTGTTGCCGGTTGTGCGCTCGTTATACTCTTTGCTGTTCTCTTACTCGTCCCGTGGATGAAGCGCGCCTTTCCCGGCTTAATCCAAGGATTCGCTAACTATGATTGCAAGCGCGAGACTGCGTGCCCTGAGGGAACGTTCTGCCAAAGTGATCAGTGTATCCCTATTAACCCTCCTTCTACAGGCACTCCTGTAGGTGCTATGTCATAAACTAGTTTGTTAAGTGTTTTTGTAAAAAACCTATAACAAATAAACATTACTCCTCCTCCTTCTTCTTCATCTTGCGCTCAAGAGCAAGATCTGCGGGGCCAGAGAACATTCCATCGTAGCTTGACTTTGCGGCCCCCGTGGCTGCTGAAGGGCCAAAGAGAGACGCAGTGTCCGACTCCTCACCGACCTTCGTACCAGTCATTGTCTTGACTCCACGAGCCTCCTTGCGCTGATTCGCAACGAACGTCTCGCGTGCGTCCTCATTCTCCTTATACTTCTTCATGAGCATGTTGAGCTGATCCTCCGCATACTCCTGGTCAGCAACAGAGTTGGGGTCAGGCTCCCACGGCAGCCACTTTCCGACCTCACCTACAAAGATATTGTGAACCTGATCGTTGCGCTGGAGCTTCTTTGAACGCGCAACGGCCTCAGGCTGAGTTCCATAGACACCGCGCACCTTTAGTCCACGCACTGTCGTCCTAAAGTTATTCTTCGCGAAGAACTCTTCCTCAAGTGCTGAGCGATTCTTATAGAGGTAGTCATCATAGTCATCATTAATGCGTGTCTCCTGGATCTCCTTGGTTGATGAACGGACATACTTATCCATGTCAGCAACAAGATCTTCAATCTTGAGCATATTTGAACGACAGATGAGAGCAGCACCTGAGAGATCAGCCTTCTCGAACTTAACAGCCTCCGCCTCCAGCTTATCGTTGACACCCTTGACTTGTCCAACAAGGAACGCCTCAAGCTTCTTTGTCTTATACTGGATTTCGTAGTCCTTTACAAAGCGTGAAAAGAAAAAGACATCCTTGTTGGCTAGGACTTTCTCCGGACTCAGAAAACTCAGTAAAACAAACTTCTGACCAGGGATTTCAACATCCTCATCCAGAAAATCCTCGCGTTCCGTGGGGGCAGACATTCTGAAGGCAAGACGTAAGTTTTCTTTAGAGGGTTTCCGCAGGCCAATAAGAAAAATTTCTTCCCTCCAAATATAATAAATGGATCTGTCTGAAGTTCTCAATCGCGCCATCAAGTATCTGATTGAGGGTATCGCTGTCGGCCTCGCTGCCGTCCTTGTTCCCCGGAAGGGCATCGATTTCCAGGAGGTCGTCGCGATCGCCATCGTCGCCGCGGCTGTCTTTGCGGTCCTGGATCTGGTCTCACCGTCCATCGGTGTCACGGCTCGCCAGGGTGCCGGCTTCGGTATCGGTGCGAACCTCGTTGGGTTTCCGCGGTAAACGTTAGATAAAATAACCGTTTTACCAACATTTGGTTTATTTACTGTTTCTTATTTACGTGTGTTACACATAAATAGGATGCGTCTTTCTAAAAACGTGATTGGACTTGTAGTACTCTGTGCAGCGATTGTTGTAGGCATGATGCTCCCCCTTAGAGAATATTTTACTTCACCTGGAACAATGGTTCAACTTGCGTCAACTCATGTCCCTACAGCAGATGATGTTTATTACGATACTCATGTATATCCTAGAGTAGTGCGTCGTGAAATCGCAGAAATGACTGGAGAGGATCCTGGGCCGATTCGGCCATGGATTTTCCCTGTAGGAGGATATTATATTTTAGGATAAATTTGAAAAACAAATAGTAATCATGATTGCTATCAAATGATTCTCTTTATCTACAAACTTGTAATACGTGATGATGAAGAAAATGCTTATTATTACGCAAATATAGAAAATCTTTCAAATGAGTTATATGAACTCTTTACAGACAGTCTATTTGATAAGGAGATTCCGTATAATGGTACCGAGATCCGTCGCTTCGTATCTCCTGAGGCAATCACACACGCACTTAATGAAGAAGAAACAATCTACAATAAACATCATGTAACGGCAAAGATTATAGGAGAACTAAAGGTATCTATGATTAAACTTAGCGGCTAGAAATAATACATTAGTAAACTATATAATGAAACACGATCGCGTAAAGGCTGAACAGAAACACCTAGCAGCAGCTTCTAAACGGGTAACACGTGCGAAAAAAATACTTGTCAAAGCCAAAAAGGCACTAAATGCTACAAGGAAGCGTATAGTGAGTGCTAAGCGCGCACAAAAGAAGGCTGCTAAAGATTAAAAAAAATCTTTACTATAAATATAATGGCAACTCGTGATGCAATCGCATTAGCAAAAGAGGCGGAGGAGCGCGCGCGTCAGGAAGCCGCTGCGGCCTTAATTAAGTTAAGTGGAAGTAAGAGACGTGGTGATAACTCTACTATGAGTGGAGGCAAAGGTTATTTGCGCCGTGGTAATACTCGCCGCGGCAATATGCGCCGTGGTAATACGCGTCGTGGTAATATGCGCCGCGGAAACATGCGCCGCGGAACTCGTAAGAATCGTCGGGGCTCACGGAAAAATCGTAGGGGGTCACGCAGGAACTAAATACTCCGGATAAAACCCCATCCAAGATCTTCACAGATCTTTTGCCAAATCTTATCCTGCGTATAGAGCTTATCACGATTTTTAAGAAGTGGGAAGTTCGGTAAATAATCATCCAGTTCCAGAAGTTCACAGAACTTATACAAAACATAGGAATACGAAAGGAAGTTGCTGCGACCCTTTGGACAGTGTTTCTGGAAATGCGGTTGGATCTCCTTGAACATATACCGCAACTTTTCTTCAATCTCACGATTCATCACAGGGGCATTTTTGCCATTGAGACGATTTGTAATATGCGGAACGTGTTCATAATACTTATTTGCTTTAATCTTCTTCAGAATCTCACGAATCTTCGCAGCCTTCAGATTATCCAGTTGTGTGATCCGCTCCTTCTTGAGTTCAAGCAGAATCTGATCATAGATTTCCTGTGGAATATCGGTGCATTCCTTCGCCTGGAACTGTGCGAGCCATTCATTAAAATGATTGATTCGCTTATACGCATAATAACTAACTTCACGCGGTGGATCCTTATAACTCGGCTTATCGCTGTCCATAAGAACAAACTCCTGATTACCGCATGTTGGGCAGTTAAATAAGGCTTCATTACTACTGAACATCATTTCTGAGCCACAATCATCACAGATTCCAAAACCACTTTCAGCTTCGTATGTTACATTGCGTGCGTGACCAGGATCCACCTTCTGTAGGTATTTATCGAGAAGCTTATCCCGCTGGAGATTTTCTCCCTTTATTTCTTTCTTTACATTTGCGGGATCTACTGGTGCCGGCGCCTCAGTGTTCTCACTACTTGATGCTTCTTGGAGAGCCGCAAGCACACTCCCCGGCTTTACAAAGCTTCGTGTAGTGTGTAAACTTTCAGCACCACTTTGAATTTTTTCTTGAATATCGTAATATTGATATAAGATTTCACCAGTTTCAAGAAAATAGTTATAAATATCTTTATCGGCTCGAATACTTGTAAGTTCCTTTGTGATTTCACGAAGACGATTCTCTTTTAGATTTCGTTCAATGATATTTTCACATGAACTGATTTCAGTTTGAATACGAGTTGCTTCATCTTGAAGAACCTGAAGATTATCCTTTTTGTCCATGAGCCGATTCATCTGAACTTGATGAAGTGAGTCTAGCGTAGTACGAGCCTCCGGATTACTCCGTTTTGTCGGTCGTATCTTAAAAAAGGGTTCACCCATTCCTTCTAAGACGACAATACGAGTCTGTTTAGGCTTTTATAAGTGATGCCTCCGGTTCGTTTTAATAGAGAAGAATTTTAACTAAATTTTCTGGTCTGCCAAAAATTTTTTCTAAGTAGGGGTTATAATACAGAATGACAGGTGGTGGTCTTATGCAGCTCGTAGCTTACGGCGCGCAGGATGTTTACCTCACGGGCAACCCCCAGATCACGTTTTTCAAGGTCGTGTACCGCCGCCACACGAACTTCGCCATGGAGGCGATTGAGAATCCCTTCAACGGTGCGCCGAACTTCGGCAAGCAGGTCACGTGCACGATCCAGCGCAACGGCGATCTGATCTACCGTATGTACCTCCAGGCCACGCTCCCCTCAGTCTCTCTCCTTTCATCTGACGGCTCTGGTGCCCAGTTCCGCTGGCTCAACTGGGTTGGCCACAACCTCATCGACTACGTTGAGCTCCAGATTGGCGGCCAGCGCATCGACAAGCACTATGGCCAGTGGCTGCACATCTGGAATGAGCTCACGCAGGAGCCTGGCAAGCAGGCCGGCTATGCGAAGATGGTTGGCAACACGCCCCAGCTCACGAACCTCCTGGTTCAGGGCGGCGAGGCGTGCGACAACTACTGCGCGGGCGGCGAGCCGAACACGTCCAACGAGGTCCTGAACTGCTCCCCTGAGTACACCCTCTACATCCCGCTCCAGTTCTGGTTCTGCCGCAACCCTGGCCTGGCGCTCCCGCTGATCGCGCTCCAGTACCACGAGGTCCGCATCAACCTCCAGTTCAACGACCTCCAGAACCTCATGTGGTCCTATGCCCCGCAGGGTGGCAGCTCCACGAGCGTCATCCAGACCCGCGTCGGCAACGCCGGCCTCGTCGCCGCGTCTCTCTATGTCGACTACATCTACCTCGACACGGATGAGCGCCGCAAGTTCGCCCAGGTCAGCCACGAGTATCTCATTGAGGTCCTCCAGTTCACGGGCGGCGAGTCAATCACGTCCTCCAGCAACAAGCTGAAGCTGAACTTCAACCACCCGTGCAAGGAGCTTGTGTGGGTTGTCCAGCGCGACTCCTACTCCAGCTGCGACGCCAACGTCATCAACCCGTGGAAGGGCCAGCAGCCGTTCAACTTCTCAGACTGGTGGGACCGGTCTGCCCTGGAGTCTGGCTACTCCATCACGCGCGTTGAGGGCATGGCGGGCAACAACCCGTGCATCACGGCGCTCATCCAGCTCAACGGCCACGACCGGTTCCAGGTGCGTGAGGGCCGCTATTTCAACGAGGTCCAGCCCTACCAGCACCACACCAACGTGCCGAGCGTTGGCATCAACGTCTACTCCTTCGCGCTCCAGCCTGAGCAGCACCAGCCCAGCGGCACGTGCAACTTATCACGCATTGATAACACCACGCTGCTCCTCACGGTCTCCAACAACGCGGTCGGCGTTGCGACGTCATCCACGGTCTACGTGTATGCCACGAACTACAACGTGCTCCGCGTGATGTCTGGCATGGGCGGCCTTGCCTACAGCAACTAAGCGTGTTGCTACACTATTATCATCATACAATATGTGTATTTTTGCGTAAAAATATAAGTGTATGATCATCGTTAAAGTTATTTGTGAGATGGATATTCCACCCGTCACAAGTGCTTTTTAATACTTCGCCCCTCAAGAATATCTCCTACAGGTTTCTCAGGTTCGCCCGTCATATAGGAAACCCCAGATCCAATCACCCCTACAACGCCAAACAGGAAGGCGATCATTAGGCCACGATATATGGTCTGAGTGTGCTGAATAATAGCCAAGAGCATCTGACAGAATGTGCTGTCCATGACAACCAGACTCTGAACAAAACCCCAAACACCTGTTGGAGCACAGAAACACATATATAGATGAGTCCCAGACCATGCGATAAGCCCTACACCTATTGCTGTAACGAATCCACAGCAGCCCATACGCCTACTGACTGTATTCATGTGACCAACATTCGCCAGAGATTGGTCACTAAAGATCTTCATTTTATATGCTGCCCGAGACAGAGTATACAATCAAATTTTGCCCACCTACTCTAGGATGGATGCTTGGTTCAAAGATATAGCCGATTATACAAAAGTCGAAGATTATCTATTTTTGATTCCTGCTGCGCTCGGCGTGGAAATGATCACGCTTTTTCTTGTAAAATATGCTGGTCAAAAACCATTTTTTAAGGTGGATGCGCTGAATGATTGGTATGAACGCTTTGGTATCTTTGCGGTGGGTGCTGATGTTTTAAGTCTTCTGATCGGTATAACATTCGCACGGTATATCTACACTACGATTAGCCCTGGTCTCTGGTCACCCATTTTATTTGTGATCACCGCTGTTATTTTCCAGCTCTTCCACGATGCTTTTTTCTATTTTGCTGTGATTCGGCAAATGAATCCACGAACAAACGAAATGATTGAAGTGTTCCAGGACTACGCGAAGGAGAATGGCGGTAAGATTTTGTTTGCGGATGCGCTTATGGTATCTGGTACAGCGATTGGTGCCATGGTAATGAAAGGATTTCCTCCGCATCTTGTGGCAACAAAAATGCTTTTTACTTTATATGCTATTTGCTTCATACTCTTTACGGCTTCATCAAAAACTCTTGTTGCTCAAATACCCCCGAAAGCAGAACAACAGCCGAAGCCTGAAGCGACTCCGTATCAACCGCGTATCGTTCCTTCAAGCACATGGGATGCTGTATTCTAAATCTTCCAGAACTGTGGCATATGCCTCAGAATCCATTCACGAATCTCAGGTTCATTTGTTTTTACTACAGGAATCTCCACATAGGATGTGGAACTTCCTTTAGTATACGGAGTCATAAAGACTAACTGAAGTTTATCACCCTTCCAGGCCCAGGATGTGAGTGTATAAGGCTTCCATAGATGGTAAGGTCTACAATCAATGAAATCCTTCCAACTTCTATACATAATGGCAGTAATATTCATTGTATAGTCTCGTGGTGGTGTAAACCAATGTGTATTGACATCCCACAGAGGCTGCTTTTCCATTCTATGCCACTTCAAGTGAAAGGCTAAGTTTCAAATTTTGCGCCTAATCAAAAATCACGGAGAGCTCCTTATCTTCATGTTTCTCAAGAAGTGAGGCAAGAGCAGCGCAGCGGCGATCTAGGGCATTACCCTTATGCTTCTTAGATTCATATTTCCAATGCCACTCAAAGGACAGCGCATCATGTTTTGAAAAAGGACCTACATAGCAATGCCGTGTCCATGTTTCGCCTGCTCCTACACGAGCACGAGTCGCGCGCGCCCCTCCAGACAGTTCACCGCGATGCTGACGCAGACGACGATCAGGATCTACTGTTGCTCCAATGTAGGTTCCACCTCCCGATGATTTTAGACAATAACAATACCAGTCCATTCCCTTCTCTTCTACAGAGTTCTTTGAACCTCTACATAATGACGCCGACACAATGGTTCATACCGCTCCTTTCCTCCAACATCAACTTGATCACCTCGTTCTCCAATACGACTTGTAAAGATTGCTGGTGTCGGTGTGGAACACCGCTTACAGAATGCTGTTCGTTTTATTATAGAATCGCAATAGGGAACTAGACTTAGAATATCACCAAACGGCTTACGATCTGCGTCACCATCTAATCCTACACAAATAATATCCTTCGCATGTAAATCGACAGCTCGTAGAACAAAGTTATGAAGACCAGTAAAGAACTGTGCCTCTTCAATAATAATGAGTTTAGAAATAGCATAGAGTCTATGATCTAGAGAATAAAGGTCATTTGTTCTGATCGCTGGATATCGTTCGCCATTATGACTGATAATCTCTGGTGCAGAAGAATAGCGAGTATCCACAGTATGTGTAATAACAAGAATAGGCCAACCGATCGCATTATATTTACGAATCGTGCCGAGAAGTTCAGAAGATTTTCCAGAAAACATGGGTCCTAGAATAAGACTGAGACTCATTTGTGCTGTTTTGTAGGGCAATGCCAAAGGTAAAATTTATGAAGGTGGTATTGGATTGGGAGTAGGTTTAGGAAGTTGATCCGCATAAATCATCTTTCTTCCCCAAAGTTGCGGATAATGATATCGTATATCAATATCTTTTTTATAATAACTAGGATATTCTTTTTGAATGAGGAGTTCACCTTCAGGGCTCACAATATAGCTTTCAGATCGACCAAGTATCTGTACACCTGGCATATACCCTGGGCTTAATGTAAGAGTATCTTCTTCAACTCCACGCCATTTACAAAATGCTTTGCCGAATAAATGAGGGCCTGTTACATCAAGTGGATCTTCTCCATAAGCACGGGATTCAATCCTTTCAAGACACATATCGATAGCGATTTTAAGTAATGGATGTCCTGGACTACACGCAATAAATCCATTAAGAAGGCATGTGGCAGGAACATCTTTAACAAGTATAAGTTCATCATTTGAACGGAGAACTTCATCAAGAGATCTGATTACACTCATCTTTGCGTCTGCGTAGATTCCGCCGAACCTATACAGAATACAATAACGCCAGAAATCAGCGCGATAGGCTCCAGGTGTTAGAACCGCATACGCAGAAGCATAGCGTTCACCGTATGCTTGACGGAGAAACTGATGACATTCATTGTCATTCCAACAAATATACGAATACCCATTCTGATCTTTAAAACTTTTTTGAGCAGCAGCCATTTCATCTGTGCCATTATTGTCTTTCCACGTTTGAAAAATATTTCGCGGGATTTTCCAAGTCTCACGTGCCGGCATAGGACGAATCTCAATATATGGTTTTAAATTGAAAAACATATGTCTTACAGGACAAGCTGGTAGAGTAAGAGTCTGTGAATGCCCAAGATGATTTTGTAGAACAAGTGTTAGAGGTTTTGACCATCCACCACTACAATCAACATTGAATGTATACACATTTTCTATTTTTTCGGTCCTTATTGTCCAACGTATTTCTGGAGGAAATGCACTTGCTATACGAATGATGCCATCCATCTTGTTCTAGGTTGTTTCATTTGGTTTAGACCCAGAACTATTCATAACGCGCAGGCAGACAAATCCCCATTCAGATCCAAAAGATGGAACATATTGAGTATACGTAGTAATATCGGGTTGCGGATATCCGTATCGCGGGATATCAAGATATCCTGCTGATTTATATAGATCAACAATCTGCTTCATTGCTCGATGATCCCATGGTAGAACAGAACCAGCATTAATCGTGATCAGACCTTCACCCTTAATCCATCGCGGTAACCCTAGAAATAGTTCCTTCCATCTCGGATCAGTAAGATCAGGATCTACAAGATCTACAAAGATTGCGTCATAACTACGCGTCTCCTTAATCAGTTCAAATACATCATCGTGCTCGACAGTAAGTCGTGGATCATCAAAGATATTTCGGCCATTCAGATTTGTCCAAATCGGTTCATAGCGATGGAACCATGTAACAAGTTCCTTATCCCAATCAATCATTGTCACATGCCCATGAGTCCCTATCTTTTTCTTCAGAAATTCACGGGCAGACGCTCCTTCGCCGCCGCCAAGAATACAAATATTATTTAGATTTGCAAGATGTCCAGGCAAATGATTCATAAGAGCAGTGTGATAGATCTGCTCATCGCGTTCCGCTGATTGAAGAATCCCGTTGATAAACAGAGCACGTCCATACAGGACGGTGTTCAGAATATCAATCTGTTGCTTTTCAGTTTTAAAACTGACAGACCCTACTGGGTCATATTTGAGTATACGAATACTGTCGCCATCTGTTTCAGTAAACTGCTGCATTTTACTTTATACATTTATTACATAACCTTCAAATTTAGTTTGATTTCTGAAAATAGCCCAGCCGTTTCGTTCAGAATGATTTTCCTTGAATAGTTCCCAATGAGGAGTTGTAAGAATTTCTTTATAGACTGCGCGATTCTTAAAACAGTTAATATCATCTAAAATCACATATTCGAGTTCTTCTTTTGGCACACCCTTCCAGTCCATCATACCACTGAACTCTCCACCATCAAGAATCACTACCTGAGGATTAAAAGTCGGTGTAACTTGAGGACATGTCTCATAGAGAATCTTTTCCTTTTCATAATAAAGTTCATAATGATTTCCAAGTTTCTTTTCAGACGCAGGAACTTCATGTGGCTTCATAAAAAGTTCAGCACATGGAATACGACCTTTTACAAGAGTAAAGTTAGTTCCATAGAAAGGGTTATTCTCAAGATTTTTCTTGGCAATCTTATACATATCAGGGTCAGCTTCATAAGACCAAAACTCTACACCTTCTGTAGAATCTCTAGCTGCCATTCCATTTAATACACATAGCGTAGTTCCATTTCCATTCCATGTTCCTATTTCAAGCCATTTCTTAGGAGTGCCTTGCGTCATTAAACTGTAGAGAATACTTCCAAGTTCAGACTGTTGATTAATCTGTCCAGGAACCTTCTGTAATATATCTGCCATTTCATCAATATGTTTATATTCCAAATAATACCGACCCTCAATTTCCATTAATGAATAAGGATAATAGCAAGGCTCATCAGGAAAATAATCACAGTTATCACGCTTTTCAGAATACCTAGGCGCCTTATGATCTACTTTTTGCTGAGATGTCATTGTCTACCATTTCACACACTAAGTCTTTAAAGGTTGTTTGAGGTTTCCATCCCAACTCTTGTTCAGCCTTTGATCGATCTCCTAAGAGCACATTAAGCTCTGTAGGACGGTAGAACTCTGGATTTACACGAACACGCACTATGCCAGTTACTATATCTGTTCCTATTTCAGATTTATCAGCACCTGACCAAGCAAGTGTAATACCCGCATGTTTAAATGCTACTTCTACAAACTCACGAACACTATGGTGCTCGCCTGTAGCAAGCACATAATCCACAGGAGTATCTGTTTGAAGCATACGCCACATACCCTCTACATAGTCGCGCGCGTGTCCCCAATCACGGAATGAATTCAGATTTCCAAGTTCAATACACTCCTCTTCTCCCTTCAAAATCTTTGCGATACCGAGAGTAATCTTTCGTGTAACAAAATCGGCTCCGCGTCGTGGACTTTCATGATTGAAGAGAATACCGTTACACGCAAAAAGTCCGTATCCATCACGATAGTTCTTAACAGACCAGAAGGCAAAGAGCTTGCTAACGGCATATGGAGAGCAGGGTGCGAATCCAGACAGCTCAGTAAGGATTGTTGTTCCTCCACCAATCTTATTTCCATAAAGTTCACTCGTGCTAGCCTGGTAGAAGCGAATTTTATCTTTACAGGGTGAGCGACGAATACATTCTAGAATGCGAAGAACACCAAGGGCATCTACATCAGCAGTATACTCAGGAATATCAAATGAATGGCGAACATGACTCTGTGCTGCGAGATTATAGATTTCAATACGAGTAAAATCAAGATTCGAAAACTCTTCAAAGATGCTTTGAATACTGTATGTATCGCGTAGGTCTGCCTTCTTAATCTTAAAGTTCTCATGTTTTAGAATATGATCGATTCGTTCAAAATAGTGATTGGAGCTTGTGCGCATCATGCCCCAGACTTGATAATCCTTTGAAAGCAGAAGTTCTGCCAAATAAGAACCATCTTGTCCTGTAACGCCGGTAACAAATGCGAGCTTCATCTGTATAGCAGGCATTGTTTTTTTTAGGCCTACGAAAAATAAATTTGACTACTTAGAACGGCGGCTAGATAGCAAAAAACAGGTATATATGTTGAGGCTTCTTTCAGCCTTCTTGGTTTTAGGGTCGGTCGTTTCCCAAACCCCGTCCTCATCTGCTTCTGCATCGGCATCAGCGTCCGCGTCTGCGTCTGCTTCTGCATCGGCATCAGCGTCTGCTACAGCGCTTGCTTCCTGGAGTCCTACCACAAGTCCATCTGCTAGTCCTTCAGTCAGTCCAACTCAGAGTTCAGTATCTTCTATTTCACCTATAGTAACTTTAAGTTCAGACTCTACTGCGACAGCAACCTCTACATCCTCTTCAAGTGCTACCGCGACAGCAACCTCTACATCCTCCTCAAGTGCTACCGCGACAGCAACCTCTACA